GATCAAGCAGCCTGGGTGGTCATGTACAGCCTGCTGGCATCGCCATAGGTGCCGCCTAATTCAACCCCGGACGTTTCCATAAAACCCAGGGCGGCTTACTGGCTACAAAGTCGTGCCGGTGCGGCTACCTTCGGCTCACACGCAGGTACACCCGCTCTTGTCGCGTATCGATTCTAAGCTGCAACTGCGCAGCCGCCAGCGTCCTGTTAGGCGGGTTGGTCCGTGGGCCGAGGCGGATCCTGCTGCTTTGGCGCACGGAAGTCGGAGCTGCTGCCAATCGTCGGTGGGGGCAACGCGTTGGCGTTTTGGCCGGGGAGCTCTTTGCCCAGAGCGTGAGGTGGTGATGCGAGCCTACCGAGAGGGCGCCTGACCGTGAATTTTTTCTCCCGCAAAGATCCGGACGCGGCGTGATGCACGGACGAGCCCGAACGACGGCGAACGCCCTTTCGACCGCCGCCGGGGCTGAAAATGGCCCGCAGACGCCATCTCGCCTCTTGATTGTTAGGACATTTGTTCTTAAAGTGACAGGTGAAGCAGATCCGCGGACCGAAGCGAGGCCATCACATGCCGGACACTCCTCCTCAGGAACCCTCCTCCTCCGACCCTGAATCCTCTCCGCAGCTCGCCTCGCCCGGTCCCGGGTCTGCCGACACCTACCGCGAGGGTCTCTCCCGAGACGACCAGGCGCTGTACGACCGCATCTCCGGCGACCCCGACCTCACCAGGGAGATCAAGATCCTGCGATTCATCATCACCAAGCTGTCGAAGAAGCTGGAGCAGGAAGAGATCACCATCAATCAGGCGCTGGCCGTCCTGTGCCGCTGCGTCTCCCTCCAGCTCAAGACCGGCAAGCACGCCGCCGAGCTCGAGAAGCTCCTGCTGGACACCGCCGACGACGTCCTCACCGCCATCGAGGCAGGGGCGCGGTGATGGCGTGGTCTGACGTGCCCATCCTCGGCCGCCTGGCAACCGGACGCTCGGAGCCGCCCTACGGCCCCAAGGCCCACCCTGGGCCCGCAGGGCGGGTGGGGCTCCGCGAGGAGAACGCCCTCCTCCGCCGCCGCCTCGGCATCCCTCAAGACATCTCCCGCACCCGCCTCCTCGAAACCATCACCCAGGAGGACTGGTTCTGGGGACGCATCAATACCTCCGGCTCCGAGGAGGACTACTACTGGCGCCGCCTCTCCGATAACTGGGCCCACAAGGACGTCCTCCCCTCTACCTACCTCGACATCCACAACCAGTGCTTCGAAGCCTACAACGCCAATCCCCTCGCCAACGCCATCGTCGAGATGGGCGTCAACTTCACCCTCGGCGACGGCCTCATCATCGCCGCCAAACACCCCGACGTCCAGTCCCTCCTCGACGACTTCTGGCATGACCCCGATAACCAGATGCCCCTCCGCCAGTTCTCCATCGCCACCGAGCTCTCCCTCTTCGGCGAGCTCTTCATCCGCTTCTTCGTCAATTCCTTCTCCGGTCACGTCAAGATCGCCATGATCGACCCCATCCTCGTCGACGAGCTCGAGACCGACCCCGACAACATCGAGCACCTCATCCGCGTCCACCGCCGCGCCACCTCCACCACCGGCACCACCGACATGACCCCCATGCCCACCGACCCCGGCATGAAGGGTCAGTGGTTCTCCGTCCCCGATGAGGTCATGCACTTCGCCGTCAACAAGGTGACGAATGCCAAGCGCGGGAAGTCCGATCTGGCCACCCTCCTTCCCTGGCTCCGCCGCTACAAGGACTGGCTCATCGATCGGGTGCGCGTCAACAAGTACAAGTCCGCCTTCATCTGGGACGTCCAGATCCTCGGCGCCGACAAGAAGATGATCACCGAAAAGCTCATGGAGTACGCACGCCCTCCCGAGCCCGGCTCCGTCCTCGTCCACAACGAGTCCGAGGCCTGGAAAGCCGTCCAGCCCATGATCTCCGCCGACGACGTCTCCGCCGACGGCCAGGCCATCAAGATCATGGTCGCCATGGGCGCCGGCCTCCCCGAGCACTTCCTCTCCGAAGGCGGCGACGTGAACCGTGCGACGGCCGCCGAGATGGGCCTCCCCGTCATCAAGAAGTACCAGCGCCGCCAGGACTACCTCAAGGTCATCTTCACCGCCATCCTCGATCGCGTCATCTCAGAGGCTGTTTCCGCCGGCCGCATCCGCCCCCGCATCTCCAACGACTACGACATCCGCTTCCCTCCCCTCCAGCCCGACGACGCTCAGGCCCAGGGCGTCGCCTCCTACCAGATGGCTCAGGCCCTCCAGATCGCCCAGGCCCAGGGCTGGGTTTCACGCGAAACCGCCTCCCGCATCTTCTTCGACTACGCCAAAGAAGAGATCGACGTCATCGCCGAGCTCCAGCGCATCGAGAAGGAAACCCCCTTCACCCCCGCACAGCCGGCGCCCGACCCCGACCTTCGGGCCCAGGGTGGGCCGGCGCCCACACCACACGGTGTCCCAGCTCAGGCCAGCCGGCCGCGGCCGCAATCCCCGACCCCACTCCACCCATCGAACGTCTCATGAACACCACACAGGAGCACGCCAGCATGTCCACCACCAGAGGGCCTAGACCAGACCCCGTTCACCACGTCCTGACCACCATCGGCTTCATCACACACACAGACTTCGACCCTACCCCCGAAGAAACCAAACAGCTCTCCCGCATGTTCCTCCGCCGCCTCGCTCTCAAAGACCAGCTCGAAACCGAAGCCGAACGCGAGCTCATCCGCCGAGAAAGGAGCTCGTAGCTCAGAGCTCTCAGCTCACAGCTTCCACCCCATGTTTCACGTCCAGGCCACCATCCGCGACTACAACGGCACCGCCGACACCGCCACCATCGAAATGGTCGGCGCCGGTATCATCGATGCCTGGCACGACAACATCGCCATCGACGCCTCCCTCAACCGCGCCCTCCTCTCCCACGGCACCACCGTCACCGTCGCAACCACCGATCCCCACGCCATCTGCCAGGGCACCGTCATCGGCATCAACTCCTCTCCCAAGCAGCTCACCTCCAGCGTCCTCGGCGCCAACCGCCGCTACCAGTTCGGCCGCGCCGTCATCCAGGCCGACGCCGGCGGCAACGGTTCGGTCACCATCACCTGGCCCATCGCCTTCCTCAACGGCAACAACATGTTCGTCCACGCCGCCGCCGACGACGGCACTACCCTCGCCCTCGGCACCCCCGGAGCCCCATCCGTCGTCGCCTCCATCTCCGGGGCAACTCCCTTCGCCTACGTCTACCTCTCCTGGCACGCGGAAGGAAATAAGTGATGTCTCAGACCTATGGCTCCATCGGCTCCGAATCCCCCGAGCTCCACGCCGAAACGGAGAAGCGCAAAGGCTGGAACGACTCCTCCGACACCGTCCCACAGATCGACCAGCTCAGATCCCACGACTCCAGCTTCTGGAACGATCGCGCCAACATGCAGCAGATCGCCGGCCAGGGCGACCCCAACTACGCCGCCGGCCTCTATCAGCACCCCACCTCCTATCAGGCCGGAGGCCCAAACCTCGCCCCCGACGCCGAGGCCGGCTACGGCAACGATCAGGGCCCCATCACACCCTTCACCGGCTACTCCGAGGACGGCATCATCTCCCCCGACCAGGTCAGCCCCTCGCTACCTCCCGGAGCACCCACTGTCGCTTCCCAGCCTGCCGGCAACGACGCCGGCGGCAGCCCCTACCCGTAAGACACCCTCACCCCCTTCCCCCTCTCCCGCGCCACGCGGGAGAGGGGAGACGAAAGGAAGCTCATGAGCACCGCACACGACAAGCACGGCAACCCGATCGAGAAGGGCGACCTCGTCGAGGTCGTCCACTTCGGCGAGCACCACACCTTCGCCGTCGAGGAGGTCCACGAATCCCACGGACACTTCTTCCTCACCGGCTCCATCACCATCCGTGTCCCCGCCACCGCCACCTCCAAACGCAAGGACGAGAACCCCAAGACCGCTCCCCGCGAGGGCTCCCACGTCCAGCACAGTAGGGGCGATTTGCAAACGCCCTCGCCGGCGGCCGGTACGGGCGTATCGCATTCGCCCTCACACCGCACAACTCACATCCGGCCCGGACAGGCCAAGCCCGTAGACAAGCGCAAGACCTAACGACTCCCACGAGGAGGGGGTAGGCCGAGAAAGCGAAAGCAGCCGACCCCACAGGGGAGCCCACTCCTCACCCAGACCCCACACCACAGAAAGGACCACCATGGCAGACCAGCAAACCCCATCCGCCGACACCACCCTCGGTCAGACCTCCGGCCCCACCTACGGAGGCGAGATCGGACCCTCCGGCTTCCAGCAGGACATGTGGGCCCACGACCCCATCGCCGGCACCTTCCCGCCTCAGGAACGATCCGCCGACCCCGGCTCCTTCACCGGCGGCATGGGCGGCGGAGGCATCGGCGGCCAGGCCGAGCCCATGGAGCCCGGCGGCGTCTCCCAGCCCGGAGCCCCCAACTCCGTCTACGAGCGCCGGGGCTACTGAGACGAGCCGTGAGCTCTGAGCCATGAGCCATGAGCTATGAGCCCACGAGAAAGGACGCACCTTGGACCTCAAAGACATGACCGACAAGGAAAGGGCTTGGATCCTCGAATCGGATGACCGCCACGACGGCCAACCTCCCCTCTCCCCGCCGAGGCTACCGCGGGTCGAGCGGAGCGAGGGGACCCGCTGGGCGGGACGGGGGTGAGGGGGCCATGCAAACCGACTACCGCTCAGATCCCAACTGCGGCGGACAGGACCTCACCGAACAGAAGGTCGGATCCTACGACGACCCCGCAGACCAGGGCTCCCTCTTCACCAGGCCCTTCCCCGATCAGACCTGGAAGTCCTACGACGCATCCGCCGACGCTACCCAGTTCGCCATCATCCGCGACCCAGCCCTCGACGCAGCCCTGAAGACCAATCCTCCACAAGACGCCGTCGGCTTTTCCCCCGATCTCCCACGACAGCTCGCATGGGAAAGGGACGGCGGCGACGGAAGCCCACCAGCTTGAAAGGGGCTGACCCCATGAGCCTCACCATCACCAACCTCGGCAAGGTCCCCACCATGACAAAACGCTCACCCGTCCGCCGAGCACCACCGCTTGCCGCCATCACCACCGTCGACCCCGACCGCAACATCTCCGCCCAGCTCCGCGAGCACCAGGACATCGTCTCAGCTCTACGCGACAACAACCGCATCCTCGCCGCCCGCATCTCAGCCCTCGAGGACCTGCTCCACAAGCACATCCTCATCGATGCATCCTCCCTTCAGCGGGAGGCCCAGGCATGAACCACCCACCCTGGGGCCACGGGGTGGCCTTTCCGATTCCCGCGGCCGAGCTCGAAAAGCTCAATTCTCTCCTCCTGACAGATGCGGCTCGAACCCCAACCTGGGGCCGTAGGGCGGCCTCCGCTCGGCTGCAGGAATCGGATACCCACCCGGACCTAACGGCCGCTGTGCGGCTCCAGGAAAGGGACTTCTCCCAGGAGGAGCGCGATCGCCTCGCCAGGAAGGGCCACGCCATGCCCGATGGCTCCTTCCCCATCGAAACCGCCGAGGACCTGCAGAACGCCATCCACCTCGCCGGCAATGCCTCAGACCCCGCCGCCGCCCGCAGGCACATCATGGCCCGAGCTCGTGACCTCGGCCGCCTCGATCTCATCCCCGACTCTTGGCGCACCAAAGAATCGGCCCGCCGAGCCCAGACCACCGCTACAGATCAGCCGGCATCTTCCCAGAAGACGTCCTTGCCAGGAACGTCCGCCGGCTCTCCTGTCGCCCTGCGCGAGCACGTCGAGCTCCTCGAAATCCATACGGTCCCATCCACCTCCGACGGCTCAGTACCTGACGGTACGGGGCCGCCCCCGAACGCGGGGCGACACGCCGTCGACGTGACCCTCATCAGGTCCGGGGATTCCAAGATGGGCAACCACTATCCGCCCGACGTGCTCCGCATGGCGGTTCCCCTCTTCGAGGGCACACCCGCCTTCGCCGACCATCGCAAACGACCAGAGCTTCCCGAGGGCTCCGTCCGCGACATCGTCGGCTACTACTCCGACGCCCGCTACTCCGAGGACACAGCCGGCCAGGGCAAGGTCCGCGCCACCCTCAACATCATCCCCGGCAACGATTGGCTCTTCCACCTCATGCAAGAGGCCGAACGCACTCCCGCCCTCTGCGGCCTCTCCATCGACGCCCTCGGCGAGATCGACGACCGCCAGAGCTCACGGTCCCGCAAGGTCGTGAAGGAAATCTACCGCGTCTCCTCCGTCGACGTCGTCACCAGACCCTCCGCCGGCGGCGCCGTCGAGCGCGTCCTCCACAGTGATTCCGTAGGGGCCGACTCCGTCGTGCCCGCCCTCACAATCCCCGCGGATCCCGTACGGGCGGGCACAGCGGAGCTGGCCCCTACGCCCGCGCCCTACCGTCCAGAAACACCCTTCAGAAAGGAAGCCCCCATGACCTCGTCCCCTCAGGCCACCACGGCCGATCAGCAGGACGCTCCGCCGGCATCCCCGCCGGCGAGCCCTGCCTCCCCCATCCAGGAATCCCAGACCGTCACATTCCCTCAGTCTCAACGGGCCAACACCACGGCCACCCACCCCAACGAGGCCGCGGCCGCCGGTAACCCCGCGGCCGCCGGGCAGCCGGCACCCTCCCTCACCGGCCTCATCGAACAGCTCTCGCGAGAACGCGAAGCCGCTCAGCGTGAGCTCAAGCGCATCTCCGAAGCCCTCATGCCTCTCGGCACTCCCCAGGACCAGCTCACCGCTCAGAGCTCACAGCTCACCGCTCTTGTCGAGGAGATCAAACGCGAGCGCGACGCAGCCAAAAGCGCCTCTGCCCTCCGTGAGTCCCTCGACGCCGCGGCCCTCCCCGACGTCGTCCGTCAGAAGCTCGAGAAACGCTTCGGCAGCACTCCTTTCTCGCCCGAGTCCCTCACCGAGGCCATCGACGACGAGAAGAAGGTCCTCGCCGCTCTCTCCGATTCCGGTCAGATCAGGGGCATGGGCTACGAGCGGCCCCTCTCCGTCGGCATGAACGAGTACGAGCAGCTCCAGGCTGCCTTCGACAAGATCTTCGACATCGCCGAATCCGACTCCGCAAAGTCCGTCCCCGGCTTCTCATCCATCCGCGAAGCCTTCCGCGTCGCTACCGGCGTCGACATCAACTCCACGGGCGGCGCCGATCGCCCCCTCCAGGAATCCTTCGCGGCCGGCCTCCGCAACTACGTCCGCGCAAAGGGCTCCCAGCTCCTCGAGTCGGAGGTCATGCTCCGCGAGGCCGACGTCACCACGGCGTCCTTCTCCTACCTCCTCGGCACGAGCATGAACAAGCGCCTCCTCAAGGACTACCAGGCCTGGCCCTCCGAGTGGCAGAAGTTCACCGTCGTCACCGCCATCAAGGACTTCAAACAGCAGGACCGCGTCAGGCTCGGCGCCTTCGGCTCCCTCTCCACCGTCGCCGAAGACTCCGCCTACACCACCCTCACCGTCTCCGACACCCGCGCCACCTACACCCCCACCAAGCGCGGCAACCTCGTCCAGGTCACCCGCGAAACCATCATCAACGACGACCTCTACGCCATCAAGCAGATCCCCCAGAAGCTCGCCGTCGCCGCCGCTTTCACCCTCGCCGAGTTCGTCTACAACCTCCTCGCACCCGGAGGCGGCAACATCTACGACTCCCACGTCCTCTTCGATTCCGTCAACCACCTCAACACCGCCATCACCTCCGGCAACCTCGGCACCAAAAACTCCGGCACTGCCCTCGCCTCATCCGCCATGCAGACCGGCATCATCGCCATGCGCAAGCAGCAAAACCTCGCCGGCAAGCCCATCGGCCTCAAGCCGAGGTATCTCCTCACCGTCCCCGACCTCGAGTTCACCGCCATGACCATCCTCCGATCGGCTGGTCTACCCGGCGGGAACAACAACGACATCAACCCCATGATGGGCTACTGCGAGCCGATCATCTCCCCCCAGCTCAACAACCTCGCCGCCGGCCCCGCATCCACCACCGTCTGCATCCTCGTCGCCGATCCCCGCGTCATCGACACCGTCGAGGTCGGCTTCGTCGGCGGCCAGGCCAATCCCGTCCTCCTCATCCAGGACATGCCCCTCTACGGCCTCAACTTCACCCAGGACACCATCTCCTACAAGGTCCGCCATGAGTACGGCGGCGCCGTCGTCGACTACCGCGGCTTCTACCTCATCAACAACTGAGCCGAGCCATGAGCTACGAGCTGTGAGCTACGAGCTACGCACCAAAAGCTCACGTCTCACCGCCCACGGCTCACCGCTCACATGCCACGGAGCGTGGAGGGAGCAGAGCCGCAAGCCTGGGGAGGCAAAGGCTCTGCTCCCGACCCCCACCCCAGAAAGGAGCCTAGCCCATGCCCAACCCGATGGGCTCACCCGAATCCCAGGAAGCCGAGGACGTCTTCACCGTCGTCCTCCAGTCCGCCGCCACCACCAACGGCAACGGCAACGTCGCCCTCGTCGCCGGCTACTCCGGGCCCCAGACCCTCGAGCTCAACGAGTCCGCCGGCGGCACATGCACCGTCCAGCTCCAGGGCTCCTTCGACGGCATCACCTGGTACGCCGTCGGCTACGCCCAGGTCGACAACGTCTCCAATCCCGCCCGCTCCGTCGCCAACATCACCGTCGCCGCCTCCACCAAGCACGTCTACGCCGTCTACGACACCTACTCCCAGATCAGAGCCGTCATGTCCTCCGTCGCCGGCGGCTGCACCCTCACCGCTACCCTCCGAGCCAATCCGGTCTAGCCATGCCCAGATACACTCCATCCCCCAAGTACCCCTGGCTCTATCTCCCCGACGGCTGGGACGACAACTGGAAAGCCGCCAAATCCGCCGGCGGCAGCGTCCGCGTCAACATCATCGGCGACTCCATCGCCGCCGGCGGCGGTACCGCGTCCTTCTCCCAGGCCTTCTACCAGCCCATCATCACCACCCTTCAAGCTCAGTACGGCACCTACGCCAACTTCTATCACGCCTGGGTCAACACCAACGACACCTCCATCTCCGGCGCCCCCTGGACCGACAACCAGACCTGCACCCGCCACGCTCAGTACCCCTGGACCTCCACCGTCCAGTCCTCCAACGTCGGCGTCAACGCCATCCAGACCTTCACCACCCCCTACGCCTGCACCGCACTCGACTTCCTCTGGTTTTCCGCCACCGCAGCCTCCGGCACCTTCAAATGGGCAGTCGATGGCGGCGCTCAGACCCAGGTCACCAACTCCGGCGACAACAACGTCCACCGCATCCAGGTCACCAGCCTATCCAACGCCACCCACACCTTCGCCTGGGGATGGCAGTCAGGCGCCAACGCCTGCCAGGCCATGGGCTGCGTCATCTATCAGCCCAACGCTTCCTCCGGCGTCGCCGCCGGACACATGATGGCCTCCTCCAACACCTCCGGCGACATCAACAACGGATGGCTCGCCAACACTCAGGGCGTCACCGGCGTCCCCACCAACCCCGACCTCGTCCTCATCCAGCTCGCCACCAACGACATCAGCCTCAACAACCCCACCGTCACCCAGTACCGCGACAACATCGGCAACATGATCCGATCCCTCCGCCGCCAGAAGGCCAACGTCAGCATCATGCACATCCTGACGAGCTACCCCGACCCCAACAACGACGACTGCAACCCCAGTGGCTACTCCAACAACGGCAACGCCCGCCAGTACCACGCCGAGATCTTCAACAACGCCTTCCAGCACAAGTGCGCCGTCGCCAACATCCACGGCAAGTGGGGCGCCACTCCCTACGGCCAGGGCTTCACTCCCAACAACGACCTCCATCCCACTCCATCCGGCCACACCGACATCGCCAACCTCATCTCCCCCGTCCTCTGACCCATGCAAGGGCTCACCTCGAACCATGACCAATGACGACACCGAGGCTCACCAGATGCCCCCCTCCGACGTCTCCCCCTGGCAGCTCTATCAGCTCGTCGTCAAGGTCTCCGACTCCGTCTCCCGCCTCGAGGAACGCTGGGTCGCCGCCGCCTCCCTCGACGCCGACCGCAAAACCCGCTTCGACTCCCTCGATCGCAAGCTCGACGAGCTCTCAGATCGCGTCTCCTCCATCGAAACCCAGCTCGCCCCCATCCTCAAACACCACTCCGAATCCGCCGCCAATCGCCAGGAGCTCACCCGCGGCATCCAGCTCGCCGCCGCCTCCGCCTTCCTCCTTTTCCTCGGCTCCGCCTTTCTCCTCTTCGCACCCCACATCAAGATCGCATGAGGAGATCGCATGACATGACTCCCTTCCTCACACCGCACCGCGTCCTCCTCCTCAAGGCCGAGATCCGATCCCTCTGCGTCATCACCGTCATCGCTCACCTCACCTGGGTCCTCATCATCTTCCAGGCCGGCCACCCCCGCTTCTGGTGGCCCATCCCCCTTCACCTCCTCCTCGCCGCCTGCGCCGCCTCCGCCGCCTTCCTCGCCTTCTACGGCGCCGGCATCGGCAACCCGACCTTCGGGCCCAAGGTGGGCTCCGGCCTCGTCCACCTCAACCTCACCCTCATCGCCATCTGCCTCCTCCAGTCCTCCATCAACCTCTGGTGGACCCTCTTCGATCAGCACTTCCACTCCTTCGGCGCTTCCGCCGCCGTCACCGCCCACGAGGCCCTCGTCATCGCCGCCGCCTACTCCGGACTCCTCGCCACCTCCATCACCCTCGCCTCCATCCAGAACAACCGCACAAGAAAGGACACGCCAGCATGACAACCAAGGAGCAGACCTTGAGCCGGCGCGCCGGGATCGCCGAACAGATGATCTCCCAGCTCCAGGCCCAGCTCGATCAGAAAGACCTCGAGGCCGCCGCCCTCGGCGCCGGCATCATCGCCCTCCGCCGCCAGCTCAAGATCGAACAGGCCGAGCCCAACTCCCTTCAAGACGCCCCGACCGATCTCTCACTCCTCACCGCGATCGCAGAAGACTAACTCAAGGCTCATAGCTCAAGGCTCATCGCTCACACCTCACAGCTCAGAAAGGATCAGCACCCATGGGACTCCCCGTTAATCCGCCCCC